ACATTAAACTGTTCTGGATGTTTGCTAGTATAGCCACATTTCTCACATGTATCTTTTTTATCATATCCGTCAAGTTTCCATTTAGGTATTCCACGACCAACTGTACCATACTTGTTACAGGCTTCGCACTTTTTGCGATAAAATATTTTATTATTTTTTTTGTAGTTTATAGCCGCAGGACGTTGTCCGCATATACATAAAGGTCTCATATTGTATTTACCGTACCTTTACCGCCCCTTTTATTAGGGGTATAACATGGACCTTTTGTATTATTACGATAAATAACTATAACACACTAGTACCTTTAGGAGAAATAATATGGCACTAACATCACCCGGTGTACAGGTTTCCGTAATAGACGAGAGTTTTTACACACCAGCGGAACCAGGCACGACACCAATGATTTTTGTTGCTTCTGCAAGTAATAAAGCGAATGCAGGAGGAACAGGTACAGCTGCTGGAACATTAAAAGCCACTGCTGGAAAACCTTACTTACTAACTTCACAGCGAGATTTAGCTGAAACATTTGGAGATCCAGTTTTTCAAATTGACTCAAACAACAGCCCAATACATGGTTCAGAATTAAATGAATATGGATTACAAGCTGCATACTCATTGCTTGGTGTAAGTAATAGAGCATATGTTGTTAGGGCAGATGTAGATTTAAACGAATTAAAAGCAAGTGCAAATGCACCAGCTGCTGATCCTAAAGATGGAACATATTGGTTTGATACTGATGATTCATTTTATGGTGTACAGCAATGGAATGGCGAAGCAATTACTACAAAAGGTGGACAACAGTTCACTAATAAGATTCCAACTGTAATTACTGATGCAACTCAAACTGAGTCAGGTTCACTTAGCATAAACGGCTACAATGGCATGAAGCCAAAGAACACAGTAGGCGCTATTGGAGATTATGCAGTAGTTGCTACATCAACATTAAATAGAGTGTATTACAGAAATAAAAGCGGCGATTGGGTACTAGTAGGTAGTGATGCATGGACAAAGAGCTGGCCAACAATTAAAGCTACAGTGTCTAATCCAACGTTTGCATCTAGTCGTAATATTACAATCAACGGCACAAGTGTTGCTATTGGTTCAAGTGATACAGCTACAAATGTTGTTTCAACAATCAACGGATTACTAATTCAAGGTGTAACAGCCGCTGTTGTTGATACAAGAGTAGAAATTTATAGTGACGGAACAGGCAGTGCAGCCGCTGACTCAACCTTAGCAGGAGATATTCTAATCGGAGGTGATGCCGATGGACTTACTGAAATAGGTATTACAGCAGGCACATACTATCCACCAGCACTATCTATTGCAAAGCATACAAGTGTACCAGAGTTTAAGACTGCTGATACATATACACGCCCAACAGGTTCAATTTGGATTAAAACTACAGAACCAAACGCAGGCGCAAAACTTAATGTTAAAGTATGGGGAACAAGTGCAAAGGCTTGGACTAAAATTGCAGCTCCGTTGTATGATACTAACTTAGACGCACTTTATAATTTAGATAGAACAGGTGGCGGTGCAAATATAGCTATTGGTGCATTATTTGCAAAAACAAACTGTGCAGCCGATGCTAGTAAATTAGCAACATTTAAACTTTACAGAAGACAAAATGTTGGACCAACTACAATTACATCTAACAAAATTACTGCAAGTTCATTTAGTTCGGGTAGTAAGAGTTTTAAAATGAGCTCAACTAAAAAAGGTAGTGCAACTTATGAAACAGAAGTAACTGTAACATTTACTGCAACTGGTGCAACAACTGATGCGGCTTTAATGGCAGCAGAAATTACTAACTCAAATGTAAATGGCGTAAGTGCAGAAGTAAACGCACAAAACAAAGTTGTTATTAAACATTCCGAAGGCGGAGAAATTAAATTTACTGATACAAGTGGTGTTTTAACAGCTGCTGGTTTTTCAGCATACGTTAGTGCAACAAGCGGTTCTGCAAACTTATATCATCAAGATGGTACAGACAACAGCACAAGCCCATTACAACTTCAAGCTTCAAACTGGAAAATACTAACTTATACAGCAAGTGCAAGTGCAGTAACAGCATTGGCACTTGATAAACAATTATGGTATAACTCAATTGTAGACGAAGTGGATATGATGGTACATAATGGTACAAAGTGGGTAGGTTACTTACATTCTACTTCACCTTACTATAGTAGTGATGCTGCAGAACAAACTGATCCAGCAGGTCCGTTAGTTAGTGCTACTAAGCCAACAACACAATCAGATGGCTCAGCACTTAAGAATGGAGACATTTGGATTAGTACAGCAGACTTAGAAAATTATCCTACAGTATACAGGTATAATGCAACACTAACTAATACCCCAGCAGACAATAGATGGGAGCTTATTGATAAGTCCGATCAAACAACTGAAGATGGTATTTTATTTGCTGATGCACGTTACAATACTAGTGGTGCTAATTCAAACTTATCAGGCGACATTGATGCATTATTAGAAAGCGACTTTGTTGACTTTGATTGTCCAGATCCAGCACTTTATCCAAAAGGAATGTTACTGTGGAACTTACGTAGAAGCGGATTTAATGTAAAACGTTTTGAGCGTAACTATATCAATACAGCAAACAATAATGTGCGTTTTGGTTCAGGCGACGGCGAGTCAATGGAAAACTATTATGTACACCGTTGGGTAACTGAGTCAGGAAACCAAGAAGATGGTTCGGGTACATTTGGACGCAAAGCACAGCGTAAAGTTGTTGTACAAGCGTTACAAGCTACAATGAATAGTAATGATGAAATTAGAGATGATGAATCAAGATTGTTTAATGTAATGGCAACACCAGGATATCCAGAGCTAATTGGTGAAATGATTACGCTTAACTTTGATAGAGGCTTAACAGCATTTATCGTAGGCGATTCACCGATGAGACTTACACCAGATGCAACATCACTTAACGAATGGGCAACCAACGTAAACACTGTTGTTGAAGATAACGATGACGGACTTGTAAGTAGAGATGAATACTTAGGTGTATTTTATCCAGCAGGATTTACAAGTGATAATGCAGGTAACAATGTTGTTGTTCCTCCAAGTCATATGATGTTAAGAACAATGGCACTTAGTGACCAAGTATCGTTTCCATGGTTTGCACCAGCAGGCACAAGACGTGGCGGAATTACTAATGCTACATCAACAGGTTACTTAAACAACGAAGGTGAATTTGTAAGTGTTGCACTGAATGAAGGACAGCGTGATACATTGTATTCAAATGCAGTGAATCCAATTACATTCATTACAGGTGCAGGACTTGTAAACTTTGGACAAAAAACAAGAGCAAGAGGTGCAAGTTCACTAGATAGAATCAACGTTGCACGTTTGGTTATCTATCTACGTAGTCAACTTAATAAACTTGCTAAGCCTTATATCTTTGAGCCAAATGATAAAATTACACGTGATGAAATCAAACAAGCGGCTGAAAGTTTAATGCTTGAACTTGTAAGTCAGAGAGCTTTATATGATTACCTAGTTGTGTGTGATGATTCAAACAACACACCAGCAAGAATTGACAGAAACGAACTGTACTTAGATATTGCTATCGAACCAGTTAAGGCTGTGGAATTTATTTACATTCCGCTTAGACTTAAAAACACTGGTGAAATAGCAGGACTATAAACTGATAAATACTATTACTTAGGAGCAAATAGATGGCAATTTCGACCTTATCAAAAATTACAGTGCCTTTGGCTAGCGGAGATTCAGCTAGTAACCAAGGACTGCTAATGCCAAAGCTTCAGTATCGCTTTAGAGTGAGCCTGGAAAACTTTGGTGTTTCAACACCGACAACAGAGCTTACAAAGCAGGTTATTGACGTAACAAGGCCGAACGTAAGTTTTGAACAAATGACTATTGATGTATATAACTCAAGAGTTTATCTAGCAGGTAAACATACTTGGGAACCAATTTCACTTAACTTACGTGAAGATGTGAACAATAATGTGCAAAAACTTGTAGGCGAACAGCTTCAGAAGCAATTTGATTTCTTTGAACAGTCAAGTGCAGCTTCGGGCTTAGATTACAAATTTGTAACTAGAATTGAAATACTAGATGGTGGTAATGGAATTCATACACCAAACATATTAGACACATTTGAAATTTACGGATGTTACTTAGAAAGTGCAAACTATAATGCACTTAACTATGCTACAAACGAACCAGTTACTGTTTCATTAAGTATTAGATACGATAATGCAATCCAAACACCAGCCGAAACAGGAATTGGAACAGCAGTAGGTAGAACACTTAATACTGCCGTAACAGGCGGCGGCGCCTAAGACATTTTATCAGTTTAGTCTTGCTTAAAGGGGGGTTATACCCCCTTTTATTTTGGCTACATGTTTAATCTACGCACTTTATAATAAGGATAAATATATGTATGGCAGATAAGTTTAACGCATTCGCAGACAGTTTACTCAATGGAACACTAAATCCTAAAGGTAACCTTGCAGACTGGCAACATGCAAGTAGACTATTCGTGTCTGACGCAATGCGTCTTGCACCTAAATCAAAATTTCTTTATCATGTAAACTTTAACATAAACGGTACAGCAG